TTGGACTAGTTTGTGGAATTGCGCTTACAGGAGCGTTTTTCCTCGGTGCTAATGGAGTTTCGGCAGATGAAGCAACAGCACCAACAACAGCAACTCCAAATACTACAGCTACAGCAAACGAAAGCAAGACTGTAACGGTTGATGAAGGCTTGACTGAGACAGCAAACAAGGCAAAAGAAGCAGGGTTGAAAGTTAATGCTGAACCAACTAAAAACCTTGGTGTTGCTAACACAGAAGATGAAGCTAAGAAGATTGAAGCACAAGCTAAAAAAGACGTAGCCGACCAAAAAGCAGAAATCGAAAAACAAGTAAAAGACTATCAAGCACAATCACAAGCAGGCGACAAGAAACGTCAAGAAACTATTGATAAGCTAAATCAAGAAGGAAAAATCTATGACACTACTGCTGATGGCTTGCGTGAAATGGGCGATGACGCTTATAACAAAGGTCAAACTAGCTATGGCGAGTTCACGTCAAGCAAGGGTACAGTACGTTATTTGAACGCACCTAGTGAGTTCAACGCAGATAAAATTGATCCAACGGTTGCTGTTTTAGATTCTGCTATCGGTACAGCTCCTAAAGAAATCACTATGAAGTATGCAGGTGGGAACGTATTTGGTGGTACACACAACTCTCTTAAAGACCGTTCATCACTTAAAGTAGTTCCTATCTTGGTAAATGATGGAGAAACTATCACTTATAAAGTAAATGTTGCAGGGGATTCTGAGCTTGGTAAGTTAGGAATTAAAACAGTTGAACGTTCGCTTACTCTAAAAGGTTCTCCTGTAGGAGCAAAAGGGAAAGTGGCACTTTTGGCAGACCGTACAGGTTCAGTTCTTTCTAACTATATCTTTGGTGGTTTGGGTAAAGCAAGCGAAGTTATGAATAACGGTAAAGAGTTTGATGTTTTAAGTACATGGAACTACCTTGACGCTTCTGGTAAAGCTATTGATTCTAAAGAATTGGCTTCTAAATTTGTGAATACTAAATGGTATCCTACTCTTAACCTTAAAGCAAGTGAAATTAAAACAGCTCCAACAACAGATAATAAACCTCATAACCTTCACTATGGGGTTGATGATACAAAAACATTATCTGATACCTTTGTTAATGGTGGTAGCAAATTTACAGAAAACACTAGAAAATTAAAGTTGGGAGAATATGGAGCTAAAGCTATTGATCCAACTCAAAACTTGATGGATTATCATTCAAAACTACCTGCACCAGTTAATGAAAACTTTTCTAGCCCTAAAGAAGCTCCAACAGTAAACTATCATCTTGTATCTTATACAGTAAATAAACCAAAAGCTACAAACAATGCTGATAAGGTTAAAAAAGGTTCAATCGTTCAAGTGTTTATTGAAGAAGGTGGAAAAGAAATTGCACCTAAGACAAACACAGGCGAAAAACCAGTAGATGAAACAGTTAAGTTGACACACCCTAACGAAATCACGTTTGAAGGTAAAACTTATACTTTCACTAAACAAGACAAAGTTGATCCAACTAAAATTCCTAACGGAACTGAAACAATCACTTATGTTTATAAGTTGAAGGAAACACCAAAACCAGTTGAAAAACCAACACCAGTTCCTACACCAACACCAAAACCAACACCTACTCCTACACCAGTTCCAGCGCCAGTTGAAAAACCAACTACAATTCACATTGATACAAATGGGAAACCTGTAGCTCCTAAAGAAGATGGTACTAAGCCATTTAAGACCATTGATGGTTATGAGCCTGCTCCTAAAGATTCTAAGAACGTAGTAAATCCAAAAGGCGAAACAGTCCGTGTTTACAGCGTTATCAAGAAAGGTAATGTAGAAGTACGTTATATCAAAGATGATAAAGAACGTACAGTCCTTAAAGAACCAGTTGCAGACACAGTAGGTGGAAAAGTTGGTTCAGACTATGACACTACAGACCACAAGCCAGTAGCAATCACTAAAGATGGTGTAACATACGAACTTGTTCGTACAGAAGGTGTTGAAAAAGGTAAAGTTGTAGAAGGTAAAACAGTTGTAACTTACGTTTACCGTGAAGTACAAAAACCTATCACAATCCACATTGACACAGAAGGCAATCCAGTAGCACCACAAGAAGATGGCACTAAACCATTTAAAGAAATTGAAGGCTACAAACCTGCTCCTAAAGATTCTAAGAACGTGGAAGATCCAAAAGGGGTTACAGTTCGTGTTTATGAAAAAGTGAAGCCAGAAGCTCCACAGGAAGCTCCTAAGACACCAGAACAACCTCAAAAACCACAAGGTCAACAACCTGCTACACAAACAGTAGCAACTAAACAGTTGCCAAATACAGGCTCAGAAGCAAGCACAGCTCTTGCTATCGCAGGTCTAGGCGTACTAGGTTTGGGTGCATTGGCTTACAAAAAGAAAGAAAACTAATATAGTTTATTTCTAAAAAGTATATTCATGCTATAATCAGAAAACAGCGTACTTGTACGCTGTTTTTTGTTGAATATGGAAGATGAAATTGCAGTTGCAAAGGCGCAAAATGGACTAAAACACAAAAACATAAGATAAAAACACAAAAAAAATAATAAAAACTCTTGACACTTTCTAAGAAAGGGTGTATAATATAATCATAAAACAACTAGGAGAACAAAGGAATGAAAAATCTGAAACTTAGAGCTTGGGATAAAGAGTTTAACTTAATGTCTGTAGTGACTGGACTTGATTATTGGTCTGAGGTCGTTGAAATGTCAGACGGAGAGTTATATATACAAAAACTTGATAAAGTTGAGCTTATGTGTTCAACAGGCTTGTTTGATAAAAAGGGAGCAGAAATCTTTGAGGGAGATATTCTTGCTGACCTAAGTGAAAGTGGAGACGAGCGTGTTTACCTGTATGTTATCTACAAAGACGGTAAGTTCATGGCAGTAGAAAACGAGGAACACGGATATACTGCTGACCTGATTGATTGCACTACCTACCACTCAGTCGTAGGGAATATCTATGAAAATGCTAAGTTATTAGGACGATAAGGAGAAAGAAAATGGAACTAGTAGTAAAAGGAACTTATGACAAGAAAAACGAGCGTTGGTATGTTGATACTGACGAAGCAACAGTAGAAGCAATGAACAGCTTTTTAGAAGAACATGACCTAGACGTGTTTGAAGCATGGTTGGGATATTTGGAAGATGGAATGAGTAGCGAAGCATTGGCTTTTGTTGACTTATTGCAAACTACCGAAGATGAAATTGAACTTGCAGACGGTAGCAAGATTAAGTTAGTAGAAGGTTAGGAGAAAGAATGGAACAACGTTTTACAAAGAAAGACTTTTTTGTAGGTCAGGAAGTTTACGCAGAATGTGTAAATACAGGTGGTCTATTATTAAACCGAGGAGAGATTACAGAAGAAGTTGTAACTAAAGTAGGGAATAAATTTGTCACTACTACAAACGTACCTATCTTATCGCAAGTGGAGTAGAAATGAGTGATTATAGTCCGAACTTTGTATTGTGGAACAATAAGGACGAAGCAAAAGTAAAAGTAGATAAAGATAAGGTGTTTTCAAAACTTATAAGTCTATTCAGGCTTGATAATTGCAGTTTACAGGAGCAAAGGCTCTACAAGAAACTGAGCCTAGAGGATTTGCAAGAGATTGAGCGAATCATTGACAAAGGAGAAACAAAGTAAATGAAGGTATATAACGCAATCGGAACAGTCTATCATACTTTAGGCAGATTGAGAGGGAAAGAGCTTATCGGCTCTTTCTCAACGCTAGAACAAGCAAGAAACGCAGTCAGTCAGGAAGCAAGCAACTATGACGAAGTGGGAATAGTTGTCGCAGAGCTTGACAAGGTAGAAACAAAGGAGCTGTAAAAGGAGTAGCTATGAAACAACCTATAACACAAGATAACATTGTATGGCAGTTGCCTATGGCAAGTGCAGAAAATAATAACACAGGCTATATTCATGGCAATGCGAAACCTCATGCTTTTGCAGTTTGTGACGATAATCTTATAAACAACTGGTCTTTATGTAAAAAATACAGTCAATACACTACAGAGTTTGAGAGTATCAATATTGAAGGTGTTGAGGAAAAACACTTGTGTAAGAAGTGCTTGAACTTATACAAAAAATTAGAAAAGGGGCTATAACATGGAACTTAAAGGGAAAACCAGAGAGGGAGAACTTGTTACTTTGCTATCAGGGAAAGATAGCTACACTATCGAAGTAGTAGCAAGCGAAGATGAAAAAGGTAAGAAGAAGTCTGACAAGAAAGAGCCAGTACGGATTGGGAACTACAAGAATGAATTTCCTAAGAGTTCGCTTGAAATGTACGAAATTAAGAAGCATGGTGGCGAAACAGGAGTGAAGATCAAATTTGCAGGGGAACGGTTTACCTTCTCTTTTGTAACTGAGACACCATACGAAAAAGTGGTAGAAATGCTAGAGGTAGGTCAAGATGGAAAATAAAAATAAGTCTGAAATCTGGGTAAAAGGGTATAAGGATAAGGACGGAGATATTATTATCTCACTAGGTAATGACGGTTATCACAGAGTGTTAAAAGACTATGTGGATTTAGGAATAGTTGAGGTAAAAGAAGTATGACAGCAAAAGAAGTGAAAATCTATACTTACAAGATAAGTATTGTAGAAGGAAATATCAAAATCGAAGAAATTGTGTTTAATGCCATAGAAAAGCAGAAAACGTATATTTTGAAACAAGATGGAGATAACACTACTAAGAGAGTGGTTTATAATCTTAATGAACCTATCGAAGATAGTATTGTTTCAGAAAAGCGTGACAATTTCTTTCGTGGTAGGAGAACTTTGAAGAAAGATGAATTGAATGAGCTGAATAATTCTCCATTCGAGGACGCACTATATATCTATTATAGTGAGCCTTCTTTAGAAAAGGCTATGTCAAGATTTAAGAAAACTCTAGGAAATCGTAGTGTAAGACTTGGGATAAAAATTGACGAGCTGACAATTAAGAAGCAGACTTGTGAGAAGTTTGTTGCTGATGTGGAAATTTAAAAATAAAGGGGAGAATAATTGACAAACACAACAAAGGAACATAG